GGATCACCGAGCTTTCGCAAGCAAGGTGACAAAGTCCCCAGGGAGCTGAGAACAACCCCTTTACCTTTCGGCAAGAGGGTTGGACCGAAGCTTCGGTCCCCGAGGAAAACCAGAGAGTTACTTTAAACGGTAGCACTCACAACTAGTTGTTCTATCCAATAGTATTATAAGTTATGTCAGGCGGTTCTTGAGTTATTGTTTCACAACAATGTCCCAAACGTCTCACGACGTAGATTGTAACGCTTCACAGCGGGAAATCGAGTGTCTCACGACACAGTCCTATAACGTTTTACTTGATAATTATATCTACCAGACTTTTGGTCGGATAAACGTAAAATACCGAGTATAACAGGACTACCGTCTTTTGTGGCATCACCAAATCCATATGATGATTGCTGAAGGCTTTTAGCGTTAAACCCTGAGTTACTTAATTTCAGGAGTGACCTATTCTGCCCATACCACGCAAATCTAACATACTCATAATACAGGGCGTCTAGCCTGTCGTTGGTGGTTAAATCAACGAACCGATTAGAAGTCCTAAGAGAAAATGCGTACATCGCGCTATGATCCGTCAGCCAAAACTCTGACGAACTACAATCACAGCCGAACCGTATTCCTATCCTATTGTTATCAATTAGTTTTTTCGGTGTCCTAAGAAGGTGTGAATCCCACAGAGATAGATAACTGGTATCGCTACCATCATCGAAATCTGTACCCATATACTCTGAAAAGTATACGGGTTTCTTATTGTTTAAGATCAATCCTTGGAGTCCTTGTAAGTATGTATCAACACTCAGTCTACTAAGTTCGACTGGCAGATCTATTAAAAGATCAACTGACTTTCCGTTGTTAAGCGGGATGCTCATTCTATGAACATCGTCAGGTTGTTGATAAACTTTAAGCAAAGCTTCCTTGGTGAATTCCCAACGAACTACCCTATTGTAGTGCCTAAATAAACTCGGCACACTATCGATAACTTCTCTTTGGAAAATAGGAGTAACATCACAACCATTAAAATAATGCTTTCCACAACTTTCAAAAAATGATCCCTTAAAAAAGGATTTATCGCGGTTTATTTCGAAACCGCAATAATTAAACAGATCTATTAAGTCGTGAACACAATTAGAATTTAAGATTATGTCATCACCATACACACTCACAACCCAGTTTACTTTATTATCAATTTCTTGATTATGTTCGCGCTCGCCTCTCCGCCCTTGCGACTTCTTTACCTGTCCATGATGTGTACGCGCGGTCAAGCGACCGATCGCCTTATGGAGCACCTAATCGATATGTTCAAGCGTCGCGTCGGTGGCGTGCTCGGGCGCTTTACGTCCGACGAGTCGCGCATTGCGCGCTTGCAGATGGTCGGCCGCACGTTGCAGCAATTGACTCGCTTG